CTAGAGACCCAGCGGGGAGGACTAGTACAAAGTTTAGTCCTCCCTTGCATACAATTACTTGTATACCGGATCGCGCTATAAAGATGTGACTCCTTGAAAACCTGGCCGCGCCAGGAAAAATTCCAGAGTTACAACTCATTCGGCGCGACCAGCTTAGTCCAATCACTTGGACAGACCCACGGTCACAGTGGGTAGGATTTTCTTTCTCGCTAGATAATCCATAGAAACTACATTTAATTATAAGGAGTGTCTGTCTCCTAGAACCCCCCAATCTAAGGATTGGGAGGGTTGGCCTCATAATAAAGGCGAGGCAAACCAGTGAAGAAATAAGGTGTAAAATCTTCACCGGCAGCAACGAGGCCATCAATAATACCTCCCGGTGCGGGAGGCAACTCAAAAGAGTATTCAATTGATTCCAAAGGTTGTGGAACTTCGGAATTTGTGCCAGTATAATCGGCTCGCTTTCCAGGTAAAAACCTAAGGAAACTGTAAAATGGAAATTCAAATTCCAAATGTGGATTCACTTTTCCGCTAGCGTATGCCATACCTTGCGAACCAGGGACAAGTCCCGTGTTTGCGATTTCCGATGCAAATACTCTGCGAACAGAGGAAAAAGCAGCATCAGAAGCTGTAGCATAGGAAGGTAAGGCACCGGCGAATGTGTAATAAGGATCTGTAGCAATATCAGATCTTTGAACAGCCATAACCACAGAATCCGTTTGGTTAGCCATTCCACGGGGTAAGAACTTCCACCTGATGGAACCACGCCATCCCGAAAAACCCCAAGTAACCCAGTGCAAAAGTACTGTGTTAACATAATTATAGGGCGTGCCATCGGCAGTTTGATGTACAGCGCCATCAACAGCACCTCTAAGATAGGGGAAAGATGGATGTGCGCCTTGGACACGATACATGTCGAAAAGGCCTGAACCAGGCGTATCAGTGGTTCTGGCAACCACACCGTGGATCGAATACCTCTTAAGAAGTGTTCGAAACGAAGCGATGGCTTCACCAGTAAATACACGATTAACATGTGGAGTAATACCACCATCAGGACCGACAGTAGTAGTAGTATTCTGCTGCGGAGCATTCAACTCATCGGTATTCTGAGCATCCGCAACAGTCTCTTGACCGGATTGTGCTTCCAATTCATCAACAACCTGATCCTTAAGTTCTTCAATACGATTAACCTCTATTGGCACAGGTTTGGCAACAAAAGTTTGGAAGTGATCGTCTGGAACAAAGACTTCAAAATCATCTCCAGCACTAACATACACATTTACTTCAATGTCATTATTGGCTTCTGAATTTGGCGTAGTGAGCTCATTAACAACATAAACTCCAATGACACCGTTTCCAGGTCCTTTATTAGTGTATGCAGTGGTAGAGAATATCTCCGTCTGCGAAGCTGGCCCTGGGTATGCATGATCCAACAGTGTGAATGGTTGCCCATTTCCAACTTCAATAGTAAAGTCTGTCTTATCCGCAATGTCGACAATCTCAATATAATTAACATTATATTCATTGCCAGTTAATACATTCGGATCATAAACAATCTTAAGACGACCTTTATGAAACGCTGAACAGACTACCTGGAACCTATATCTCATGGTGCCCGTCCAATACCTAAACGGTAACACGGCCATGGCAGTGGCCGGAAAATGATACCCAACAGCAGTGGTGCCAGAAGTCGCAAAATTAGCGGGGTCTACTCTCATATTAAATAAAAGAGTTTCAGGAGCCGTGCCTATATTCCAGCTAAAAGTGGTAAGGTATGACTCGCGCTTTGCGATAGACTTAATATCAAGCTGGTCTCCACCACCAATCCCAGAAATACCTGGATCAATGGATAGTTCCTGCTTGTCGTCTATAGTCAATTTCTGCATTTGATCTGAAACCGTACCTGTGGCCAAATGTGACATGGCAGCAGGCTTAAAAACTTCTGGATCTTTAGTCAAAGTGGGCCGACAATACCCAAACATCTTGGCAATACGGGCTATTGTGGATGCACCCATCTCGGTAGCAAGAGCAAACGGGCCTATGGTGGGCACATCCTTAAGTGCTCCAGCTATCTTAGAAATGGTTGTAGCAGGACGAGAGATAAAACCTGTCCTGTTAACTTCATCCATCTCAGACTCAGGTCCAGACTGCGGAACCAATTCATCTGGTGCAACACTAGTAAGAACAGACATTGTTACATCCTCTGCCCACGCAAAGACAGAGATTGTAACTTTGTCTGTAGCTCCATTGGCATGTTTGAGTGCGTTCAAAGAGCGGAAATACATCCGCCCCATATCGTCCCAATCAGCAGATGGAATGCTCATGTTGTTCTTATAATAGAAAAATGGCAACAACAACTCACCACCAGTGGATGTAGTGGGATCAAGGAAAATCTTAGGTTGCTGAGACGCCTGAATCAAATCCTGGCGTACGAGGGCAGCATTAGACGACAAATTGTCAGTAGGCTGCAAGGGCAAATAGCTGACCAAAGCTCTTCCATACTGAAAACCATTACCGTTAATGACAATCTTAACTCTCAAATTACAACGTAAGAGATTATAATTAACAATACGGTTGATCACCCGAGGATTTGTAAAATACAAAGTCCAAGGGTTCATATCTTCAGCAAGTGTAGTACCTGTTCCCCATTCATAAGAAGCAATCTTCAAAGGACGGGAAAAGAACTGATCCAAAGTAGCATCATCCATATCCATATCCTTCCGAGTAGGATCCATAACTGCTTGATACTCATTTTCATAAGCTTGGATCTGGTCTGCAAATCTAAGATTCTGTTTCTTTTGGGAAGTGGGTGCAGTGGTAACATTAGCACCTTCCACTCCAGATTGTGGTTCAAAATTTGAATGTGGTTCAAACAAACACTGGCAATGTTTACCATAAAGGCAACAATTAGTACACCAATCGGCACCATGCCACTCTGGATCTCCCAAACGTTCATAAATGATGGGTAGATCAGAAATGTGTTTCACATTCCTATAGTGATTCGGGGTTATTCTTTTAGAAGGCTCCCCCTGAGCTTTCTTTGTTTTATTTACTTTCTGTGTTTTAGTAAGTTACAATATACAATACAATGGGCCGACTCAAACCACAC